AAAGCGCGTCCACACGGGACTTGTCTGGAGTAAGGCCGATTCAATATTCGAACCATCGGAGCGTGTGAGTGTCAGCTGAATTGACGCATCACTTCTAGCGTAGACGCTAAGTGCGCAGGTGGTGAACCCTGGCACCCCGAGGGTTTGGGTGACACTTAGGACCCCAAGAGAACTGTTTGTCAGTTGACTAGCGCGCGTGGTGCCGTAGGGGTCTGCGATCCCGAAACCTACTATAAGAAGCGTGTTCTTCTGCCAGGCAGGCTGCGTAAAATCTTCGCTATATGCGAATAGGTTAGCAGCTGGATCGATAAAAAGGAAAGGTTGGAGGGAGCCTTCGCAAAGCTGATAAAACGACGTCAAGTTCGACACTTCCTGATCGGTGAGCCCGGAGAAACAAAGATCCCACTTCACCTGGCTCGCACTTTCATCCCATAGCGCAGTTACCGAACCGTCTTGACTGACATTCACAATCGCGCGCTCCGATCGGCGCCTTCGAATCGGATATTGCGCGGTTGCCCCTGTGAGGAGTTGTGGAAAGACTAGCATCGGTTAGGTCCTGTTCTCTCGAATTATGATAGTGGTGCTTCCAGATAGCGGGTCACTGAACGTGAGCGCCAGTTCGCTGGGCGACACTGAGCAACTGGGATACATTTCATTCGTTGAAGGGTCCGTAAACGAGAAAGCCACTGTAGGCCCTTCGTTGCCCAGGAAGAACTCTTCAAGAGCTGCCATCTCTGTTTCGTCGAGCTTCGCGAGATCAATTTCCCATTGGTGCAAGACCGAGGGTGAGTTGCGAAACCGCTGTTCGGATCCATCCAGGAACCAAACAATATCGGCCTTATAAATGAAGGAAGTCTTGATTGGATACTGGGCTACCGCGCCGGTCTTGAGACTAGGAAATGTGGCCATGGTTCAATTTGCGCAATGCATTCCTTTCCTCCTCGGCGATCTCTGCGTCGAGGGTCAAAAATCCGTCCACTTCTTTCGCCAGGCGGCTTTCCACCGGGATACCACCGAACTTTTTCCACACAAGGTAGTTCTCCATGATTCCCAGGCTGTCGGCACTTATGTACGGCTTCGGGCACTCATTTAATATCAAGTCACCTTGAACCCAGACCGGCCCTTCTGGAGCCGACCCTTTCGGCCTGAGGAACCCGCAGTTTCTTTTAATCTCGAAGCCGCCAGCTCGGCAATCGTCGCAGTTCCACGCGGCTTGTCCTTTGCGATGAAAACGGAATGCGACTTTTAATTTTTTGCTTCAGACTCGGAAAGGCGGCAGGCAGCTTTCACATGCCCCAGTGCCTCAAGGAATAGACATTCCGGACCAGCTTGCAGCAGTGAATCGGGCCCCGCCGGCTGCCCGTCGATCTCGAGGCCTTCCACTTTCTTCAAACCCCAGTGCAGGTAAAGCTGGTCGATTTCGGCTGACAACAATCCGGCCTCAACCTCATCCGACTTACCGGCGCCAGCGCGAAAGCATTCCAGACGCGGGGCGAGTTCCCGAACAAGGCGCATCAAACCCACACGCCGCCCAAAAGACATCCGGTTGATAACAAACCGGACCCCGGGGTGAGTCTTTGACTCTATAACTTCGAAACTGTCGTAGGTCATCATTAACCAAACGCAACCGAGATTTCACCATTGCCGGAGCCCTGGGCCTGCGAACCTTTGAACTGCCAGATCAGGCGCGAATCCTTGTCGCTATATTGAGGTACTTCCGGCACCACGCCTTGCATGTACACTCCGAAGAGCTGTCCAGTCGTTTGGCCAATCTGAAAACCGGCCACGATGGGTCCGCGTTGTCTGGCAGCCTGATAGAGTCCAATGGTTGCCGTATCGTCCTGGGCGAACATCTCCATATCGAGAAGAACGGTCCTTGCCCCGGGATTGACTGCTCGAGGTAGAATGCTTCCGAACTCCGCAGTACGCATGTCGAGAGCGTTACTAAGGCTCAAGTTGGCGCTCGTCAGGGTGTAGAACTGCGACGCGGAAGCACCCAACCACGCTTGACCCAGGTGTCCCGGAACGATTGTGGTTGGCGCCGCGCCGACGGTTGGTTCAGCGGGGTATGCCGTGAGGTCACCGGAACCCGACGCGAAACTGGCGGAGTCGATCAGGTCCTGGGCCATCCCCTGAAATTCGAACTGTTGATAGTTCGAGTTAAAGCCCACCTTCATCTGATTTACTGCACAACCGCAAAGTAATCGCTGGACGGATGCCGCCGGATCCCAATAGTCAAAGATACTCACGCTGGGTAGTTCAGTGGTGGGTAGGAAGGTCACTGTTTGACCAATCGGCCCTGTTGGAGCCGTGGAAAAAGGAGCGTTCACCAGAATAGTCGTCGAATCGACAACGGCGGAGACAAACCGCATCTGGCCCTGATAAGTGATAGCCTGGCCCAGAACCAACCCGTGCGGACTCGCAAAGGTCACATAAGAAGTAGTCGATGAGGTATTCGCCGTTCCTCCCGCGAAATAGAGTGGCGTCGCTCCAAGCGCGGCTTGGAACAGCGGCCCATATCCCGGCATCGAACCCGATGTCCACGACGTCATATAGGTCGTGAGTTCGAACTGGGTCTGCTTGCGCATATTTGCCAGGGCCCCCGAGAACGTTCTGGTCCCAGTCTTATCGTTACGCTTAGGCGCTTCGACCTTTTGCTGCGCGGTCATAGACACCGCCGGGAATCGGTTCGCCGCAGCCACGGGGGGAACCTGACCGTATGAAGCCTCAAGCTGGCAGTACCAGCGATTATTATTTGAAGATATGTATGCCACGTTTCACCTCTAGACAACTAAATCGATGGTTAAGACAATTTGCCCTGTTTGAATAAAGTTTCTGCCGCCGCGTTTGACCGGTCCGAAGGTAACCACGTATCCGCCGGCATAGAACATCCCGTTTCCCCAGTCCCCGCGCGAAGAATCTAGAATTTGGCAGATGGCGGAGACATAAGTCTCCAGCGACGCTTGGATGGTTTGCAACTGATCCTGGGACTGCCTGACTTCTATTACCGTTTCGGCCAGTCCTGAAAATGTCCGAAATTTCTCCTTCAGCGTGTTACTCAACTTCTCGCAGAAGATAGTTATCGTGGGATAGCTGAGAACCAGGCTCTTCTCGTTAAGGTCAGCGCCGGAATTCCCTGTAATAATGGAATTAAGCGCCACTGGTGGAAGCGTCGAAAGACTTCCAACAACTGTGTTGATCTGAGGAGAAAGAATACTACTAAGGGTAGATGCTACTGTGCTCGCAAGATTCATGTCATCCTCGCATGATCCGTCGCGGCAAATCCCGCGTCACATTGGGAGACTGGCCGGTCCCTGGGGCCATCCCGCCCATTGAGCCTGGCGCAATGAACTGCCAGACCGTGCCGATGGTAATCGGAGTGCTGTTTTGCAGCGACAAGCTCGCTGGCGTGATGCCGCCATAAAGGTTCCATCCGACGGCATTTGACGGAGGTGTCGCCATTTGAACAATGGCAATGTTTCCTTCAGGCACATTACTTTCGACTACGATTGCGGGAGTGCTCTCTTCGCCTTCTACGTTCACCCAGGTCACGGTAAAGTAGGAGATGCCCCCTGCCTGGGAGGCTGCTTCAAAAGTAATAATTGGAGCGGGCGGTTGTACCAAAGGATCGATCACTAGCCCAGCCCCAGTATCAATAAACAGAGTGCGAGTCAGCAAAGCCAGGCGCTGGAACTCCGCCCACTTACCTTGATAGCGGTCACTCAGTTGATTGAAATACGCGTCCCGATAGATCAGTTCAAGCGACCGGTGAGTATGCCACAGCTTAAGCGCCGGGGTAACCGCAATATTTGCAATGTCGAGCGAGGCTTCTCCCAGAACAGGGGCGTAGATAGACGCCTCCCGTCCAAGGATCGCCGTGAGCTCGATCTGCACCTCGTTATAGGCGAGGGAGATCTTATTAGTAACGTTAATTCCTTCAATTGCTACAACCGTCAGCAGATACGAATCCTGATCGGTGAGGTCATTTATTGCGGAAGGCGGGCCATCTGACAAAAGAGCCATTGAATTTAGTCCTTAGGCCCCCGCGCAGGCTTGTTCCGGCTCTCGCCCGGCTGCACTAAGGTAAATTGCAGTTGTTGCGTCACTGCGAGGGCTTCCGCGGTACGACGAGCCTCAGCATGCGTCTCCAGAAATCGGGCTGCTTCCTCTTCCGAAGCGAGGCGCCCCCGGCCTTCAGTAATCATTCGCGCGGCCAGCGCTCTTGAGACTTCGGTGAAGCTACCCACCTTTCCCCCGTCTGAGGTTTCCAGGCTTGCGATGACGGCAAACGCCGTGGGAATGGTGCTTTCCACCTGTTTCACTTTCTTGAAATACGTTTTGATTTCCATGTCGCATCCTCCAAAAAAATAGGGCAACCACATCTCGTGGCTGCCCCAAAAAGACTAAACCGACTAACTATTCACCTGTACGCCGAAGTTGTTGCGCAGAACCGCGCAACCGTAAAGAACGTCAACAGTGAACTGCTGAGCGAGCGTGTTCGGCTGATAGCTCATCGTGACGCGCATGCCGAAGTTGCCTAGGTCGGCATATTCCGCGATCGCTCCCGTACCGGGGAGCGGTTGCGGTAACCGCCGAATGACCAACCCGAGCGCACTCTTGGTGAATGCGAGATTGTGAGTCGCCAGCGGTGAACTTCCCGTTACCGGCACATACTGAGATCTAAAGACGAAAAAGTCCTTCAGTTTTCCGAATGTGCCGTCGATCAATGCCCTCAGACCCGCCTCGCCGGCTGTCTGATACTCACTGAAGCGCGAAATCTGGCGCATCTGAGAGTAGGTGTTCGGACTCACGACCAGATACTTGGCTTCGCTAGGCGGCACCATCGCCGAAAAGAGTGCTGTTTCCGCGGAGTCTATCGAAGATTCCGCGATCGGCGTACCAGCCGTTCCCACAGGAAGATTGGCCGTGAACGCCGCATAAGTGTTCAAGAGGCTAGTCTCGATGCTTTCCGCAATTGCGATCACTGCGGGTTCCATGTAAACCTTTAACAGGTCAGGCACGGAGAGAACGCGAGTAACGTCCGGAATTTGGAACGTCGCTTCGGCGTGTGTATTCAAAACGATCTGCGCATTGCCCAGGTTCGGATTCTGAGTCTGGACCGTGCCGCCTTCCGCAATGTTATTCGCGACTAGCGAAGGCGGAATCGGTACGTTCACCGTGTCGCCTGCGTTGGCTAGAACCGGCTCGTAATCGCGATTAACCAGGTTACCCATAATCAGGTTTCCTACCAGGGCGGGCAAAGCATCCGCCGCCACCAGTTTGACAATTGCGTTCGCTACATTTGCTGAGGTAATTGCTGCCATTTGTCTCCTTCTTTCCTATTGCCACTTACTTAGTGCAAGTCTCGTGAGGTAACGCGGAGTATTTCCTGACGCACGCGTTCCCTGTCTTCAGCGCTCATCTTGGGCGAGATCAAGTCCATGTCAACGGCACCTTTGCCCGTCGCCGTCCGCTGCCCAACGGTCAAGCCTGTCCCACCGGGTATCCGCGCGGGAAGAAACTCAGGATTTTCATGAACGAAATTGCTGAGGTACTCCTTAATTCCAACTTCGCCGTTATCGTTCTTGGCGATCAGGCGACCATCTTCATTACGATGGATATCCTCCTGGACAGCTTTGTAAGCGAGGTCGATCTTGGTGACTCCGAGCGTTTGGAGCTCGCTGCGAATCTTCGAGCTACGCTCGGCTTGGTCGGCAATTTCGCGACTCCGCGAATTCTCCTCGGCCATCTGGTTAAGACGCCGCTCCAGCGCCTCGCGCTTGCGCCTTTCCTCCTGAAGTTCCGCCTTCAGAGCCGGCTCACGCCGACCCGAATCCTGCCGCACATACTCGGCAATCGCGCGTTGCACCAACGCTTGGACATCTAACTCCTGCTGCGATTTTTGTTCGTCCATCTTTTCTCCTATTTGGTTCCCGCCGGCGCCGGCGGTTTGAGAGCTGCATCTATCTCGTCGACAATCTGCGTTTTAAGACCCTGGCGTGCATCGCTGAGGTACTTGAGCGCCACGCGCTTGAACAACTGCGCCTTCACCGTTTCCGATGGAATCTGCAGGGCGAGCACGCTGGCCGCATCCTGCACCTCATCGGAAAAGCTCTGGATGTCGAATTCGTCCATTCCGGTGACATCCACCTGGATGCCGTCCTGTCGGGCTTCCGAGATCGCCGTCATGACCTCCTGAATGGAATCTTTGACGACGTCGCCGTACGCTCGAAGAATCTCTTCAGTGACGTTGAAGTCCCAGGCTTTGCTCAATCCGCTTTGATTGGCTCCACTTTTGCCGCCGCTAATTTCACTATTCATGTAGCAGACGCGGTAGATCTCGTCCTTGAGACTCACCAGGTTATCGGCGGCGATCTGATAGACGTGCCCTTCGGGTTCAGTCCAACCGAACTTATCGCCGGCGCCGAGTTGGATGAAGTAAGACTCACCCACGATTTGGGCGAATTCGCGATCCGAATAAACCACGGGGACGGCGAAAAGCCCCATGGTTAAAGCCCACGCCAGAGCGTTGGACTTGTTGAAGTGCTCGAGTTGCAGCAGAGAGACCTTGTTCATCAACCAGAGGCCCTCCGTAACTGACAGCTCGAAGATCGGAACTCTCTTCTGCCGAGAAAGAGCGTGCGGCCCCGAAGCGACCAGTTCAGGTGATCCGTTGCCCCCAGTGGCATCGCCTTCGCTGGCGTAGACTTCAAACTCTTCGCGATCGTAATAGACCCAGCGTGTGTGGGTCTTCCAAGATTCGTCCCTTACGTTAGACTGCTTCAGTACCGCGGTTCGAATCACGATCCAATCGAGAACGCCGAACTCATCGTAGGACCAGTTGATAACCTCGTCGGCCGAATAGTTCACCAGGTAGGCTCGGGATAGTCCCGCCGCGTCTTCTTGAGCTCGGCTATGCGCCGTACCCCCGGATGAGGGGAAATCCACTGCAACATAGGATTTTCCGCAAACAAGCGCATCGGAGAGGGCTCGCCGGAAAAACTCAAACAACCTGGTCCCTCGCCGGTTGCAGTCCTGCACGAAGTCATCGAAGAATTGCTTCCCGGCTTCATTCTCGCCATCGAGTTGAATGACGGGCTCGCGACGAAACAGAGTCGCGGTATACCAGTCGATTATTGAACCGGCATAGTTTTGATAAAACACCCTAAGGAGCCGCTCGAAGTAAATGTCGTTGGGCTCCTTGTGACGGCGGACAAGATAGTAAGATGCGTTTGCCGTAAACCTCTCGCCACCCTCATATAGATCCCGATACATGCGCCGGCTCTGACCATTGCGCGCATATTCGGGATGCTCTCTGGTGATGAACGCGTTACTCCCTAAACCGTTGTTCCCTAATTGGGCAGCCATCAGAACATTCTTCCTTTCGGCGTCTCGATAGGCGCCAGCTTGCACTCCTGCCACAGTAAATACCCCAACGCGTCGGATAAGTGCGAACGCCGCCAATCTTTGTCTTTATCCGGAATCATGGAACCTTCCTTGTAACTGAGCTCTTCAAAGTCTGCGATCAGCCCTTTACATCTTGGGTCAACAAATAGGCTTGTCTCGCCATCAGCATTCAGAAGCATTGCGTTCAGCAGCGAAACCCGGTCGCGTATCATCGGGTTTTGCTTCGGCACCTTTTGCACTGGGTTACATCCAAAATGCTTTCTAAAGAACTCCTGGATAATTCCATAGTCCGTAGATCCCGTGGAATGCCTACTCTGCCCGGAAGCGTCCCCATAGATATGCACGTTGAGCGCCTGGCACTTATAGCGCCCCGCAAACTCCTCGCACGCCAACTCGGTAGTGGCATCCTGGATTTGAATCTCATCGAGCACCCTGGCCGTACCTCCGCTGATCTGCGCGATGATCGAACACATCGGGTTGACGTTGAAATCGAGAGCCCACAACAGCGGCTTGCAAGGGTCAATCTCGCACCCGCGAAGATGAGTCTCCCGCAGGAAATTTCGATAGACTCTTCCGCCCGTCTGGTTGATGTATTCGCCCAGCACCTCCTGCTGATAGAAGAATGGGTCATAGGTCTTTCTCAACCTTTCGTAGAAATCCGGAACGGCGTCCAGTAAGCTGCTATTCTCGAAAGGCTTGGCTCGAATAACGTCGTAAGAACCGCTTTCATCCTGGATGAAGCGCCGGTAGACCCAATCGAATCCCTTGGGAGTCCATGCGGCAAACCCACAGAGTTGCGTGGCCAGAGGATCTCGCAGTCGACCTTCCAGACGAAGCCAGGCCGCTTCTTGGGCGTACGAGAGTTCATCCACCCCGAACCAGGCTAAGTTGGTTCCCCGGAGGTGCTCAAAATCGTCCAGGGACCGGAGAAGTATGGTCGATCGCGATTCCAGAATCTGCAGCGCCCCTTCGGATTTATTGAAGCTGAAGGGCACCCGGTTGGCCTCCAGCGCATCGAAGAGAGCCTTTTGGGTTGCATCGCGGAGCATTTGAAATGTGGGGGCTCCCAACAGCCCCGTGCGACCCGGATTCTTCACGCACATCTTGATGGCCTGGTGCACCAGTGCCTGGCTCTTTCCCGAACCGATGGGACCCGAGAAACCTTTGAACCGGGCTGCGGAATTGTGGAATTTCTGTTGCGAAGGGAGAGGGCTGTACTCAATGTCCCTCTGGAGGATCGTTAGCTCTTCGGCGGATCGATCCATCTCATCTCCACAATGTCCACGGGTTGCCCCTTGACCATCTCGCGCTGGAATTGCATCAGGCGGATCAGGTCTGCGGTCGTGATCTTCGACGCCTCGTCTCTAACTGTCCTGCCCTCTTCGTCCGTTTTGCATGCGCTATCGATCAGGCTCTGCACTAACTGTGCCTGGTCTGTGTGACTCTGAGGTTTCGGTCGAGTGTTTTCATTTGGTTTAGGCTGTTCGTCAGTTTTTTTGTTACCGGCCAT